ATACAATTTCGTCTTGATCTGCTTCAGCCATAGCTTTACAAAAGTTAATTAATTCTTTAGTAATTGTAAATTGTGACCCGGAATAAAAATACAATAGTCCTTCTTCAAATCTTTCTCGAAGAACACGTTTTTGATTGTTTAGTGTCATCATATAATTTGAAAAATCTAATGCTTTTTCTAGACGCTCATCCATAGTTATACTCCTAATATTATTATACTAGTATATAACAGATTTTTGGAGTTGTCAAGTCATTAATGACTATAGTGGGGAAATAATTGAACCTACAGGTGTTGTTTCTTGATATGTAACTGTGGGATATGTAGTACCATTAATATTTACTTGTCCAGACGGAGTAGCAAGCAATATCGAACTTTCAAATTCACCAAACACAAGTTCGTCAATTCCATAAGTTGTATCATTTGGTTGTCCGTCTACAAATGATACTTTAAATTGTATTACTCGATCACTTACTTGTCTAGCTCTCACTTCATAATCATTTCTAGCGTACAATGCGCCTCCACTTTTAGAATAGCAAAGTCTATATGCTCCAGTTAAATCATAATTGCCTACAGGATATCCTGTTCCTACACCAGAATTACTGTATGTTGAAGTTGCAGCAAATGAAATTTGTCCCATATTATTTAGAATTGTTTGCCAATCAACTGTTTTAGATTGACTTCCGGTATAATCAACGCTTCCTTGAAATCTTAATTGGCCGCCGGAATTAAAAAAGTGACGGCGTGCCGCGTCTGTTGGAAATGTAACTGTAAAAATATGACTAATTTCTCCGTTCCATGCTCCTGCTGCTGCGGATCGCGTACTTGTCATTGAATTATTACTAGCATCTAACAAAGCTGTAACTGCTAGTTGAGAAGAATCAACTACAAATTTATCAGTTTCAAGATTGGTTGCTAAATTTTCTAATCCAGTAATATATGCTTCTTCAATTTTGTCAGCAGTTATAGGATTAGCTTCGAAATCTCCTACAACAAAATCGTCAATACTAACAGATGATCCTATTTGATGATATCTAGCACGTATAATATCAATATATAAATCTTCGTAGTCTTGTGCTCCAATTGTCTCAGCAGTAAGTACGCCAGCTGTTGCACCAGTAAGTCCTTGGCCATAACCAAATTCAGGGGAAGATGTCGTTGAAAGCCCAAGTACGGAGTTTATCCGTGCTCTTAAATTATTATATCTACTAGCTTGTACAACTGTTGGCATGCATTATCTCTCATTTTAAGTATTTAGTTAGAAATTACAACAGAGATAATTGTTATGATAGTGTAACACTATTAAAGTATGTAGGTGCAATTGCTGCGACATCACCAGTAGCTCTATAATGCTGTATAGTGCTACGTAAAATTCCGTCTACATTGTTGTCTATTACATTATCCACTGCTAGATCATTAAATTCAATTCTAAAAATAATTCTAGTTTCAAAATCAGATCTTACTTTGACAGTGTATGTGTTAGCTGCATAAATTCCCGAACCGGCTCCTGAACCAACTTTGTTATAAATATTTTGATAGTTGCTGGTTAAGTTATAATTACCTATAGACGTGCCGCCACCACTTGTTGATATCGTAGTATTTGCACTAAATCTTATAGTTCCTGTACTTGAACATAACTGCGCCCAGTCTAATCCTTTAGGGGTAGCTGCGCTAGTATTAGACGAAGAAATTCTTATTTCGCCGCCAGTATTAAAAAAATGTCTGCGCTCATCTGCACTAGAAAAAGTAGCAATAAATTCATGATAAATTAAGCCGTTCCATGTTGAAGATCTAACTGTACTAATAGCAGGTTCTAAAGTTGCTTGACTAGAATCAACTATCGCTTTATCAGCTTCAATAGTTGACATTAAAGATTCAAAATCAGATAATCCTTTTTTAGCTCCATCAGGATCTGCTGACGTTAAACCGTCATCGTCTACAAAGAAACTTTCATCTTCGGCAATCACGTTTAGATTTTGTACAACTTGTGCTACTGATAAGTCACCCGGGCCTACTTGGTGTACTCTAGCTTTTAGTACGTCAGCATAAATTAAATTTAAATCTTCTGCTGTAATTACATCATTTGATACTTGGGCACTCGATAATGATTCTCCATAACCGTTTTGGCCTGCGCCGTTACCTAAAATAAGCTCTATGCGAGATTGTAAATTGTTAATTCGTGCTGCTGTAATTTCTGCCATTTTGCTACCTTATACTTTAAGTACGCATTCTACTAATTTTTCGCCTTCGTCACTGTTGCTTTCTAATGCAACACCTACTAAAGAACCTCCGTTGATTGCAGTTCCTGCACAACCATTGTTATCTACATATACTGCATCGCCTTTTGTTACAGAACCAACAACACGTACAGGTAGTCGTCCTTTAAGTCCAATATATTGTCCTTCAGCGTCACTATTCATCATTAGTGCAGGATCAGTTGAAACTACTCCAATTGCCATGCAGCCTGAGCTTACTGGCTCTACTTCTGCTTCTCCCTTACCAACACAAACTACTGTGCCAGGAGCAAGATCTTCTGCTGTAGAATATTTTTCTGCTAAGTCAGCATATCTTGCTTGCGTTGCTGTACCTTGAAATAAGTTTGCAGCAATATTACCTGTTGCATCTCTAACTGCAACTGTATTATTTGATGCACTAACACTTGAAGTACGGAATTCGCTTCCTACTCTTAGTGCAGTAGCAGTTGACGCTTCACCTGTAAAATTTGCTGCATAAACATTTGACCAGCCTAAACTTGCTGATCCTAATGAAAATGTATTATCTGCTGCTGGTACTATAGTAGTATCATTAATTGTTGCTACATGTGTAAGTGTTCCGCCAGATGTAGTAACTTTAAATTTAATGCTACTGTTGTTGGTTACATTTTGAATGACGCCATCATAACCGTTGTCATCAATTTTAATTTGTAAATCATTTGAATCACCAATTAATATGCCTGCGTCTGGTAATTCTAATCCTTGTGTGAACTGAATATTTGCGCCACCTGAGGTTTGAATAAAATTACTTGCATCAATGCCGCCCAATTTTAATGCGTTTGAAGTTGTGCCCCAAAAGTAATGATCCGTTGATGTGACACCTAATGTTGCTTCTTTAGTATTCTTTAATGTAACACCTTTTCTTAGTGTATCAAAACCTTGTGCTTTTACTACAGTTTCACTTGCATTTAAATCAAACTCAGATGGACTAACAATGAATATAATCTCATCTTCAATTGTAGCAGTAATAATACTTTTTGTTCCGCCTAGGGCATCCACAACTTCTCGGCTTTGCATTTGGGTTACACCTTCGCCTGCGTTTTGTGGACCAATTAAAATAAAACTTATACCATTAAAAACATAAAGCTGATCGTTTGCACTATCCCACCAAAAATCGCCTGTTGCTAATCCTGTAGGTTCAGTTGTGCCGATTTCAGCGCCGCCAGTTGTACGCCATTTTGTTCCGTCATAAAATTTTAGTTTGCTTGTGCCACTATCAAACCAAACTTGACCACTAATTGGTCTGCTTGGTTGGTTTGCACCGCTAAAGTTTTCTAGCAAAAACAGGAAATTTTCGTTTTGAATTTCACCGTATCCTGCATAGTTTTTACCTATGAATTTAAGGTCAGTTGTTTGATCAACTGTGCCGTCCTCCACTGTTGTTAACAGTGTATTGTTATATCTGTCAATTGAATAAGCCATTCTTGTGTAACCCCTAATAGTACTATTATGTTATTTATCGTTTTTTACGGATAGTTGGATGTCGGCTGATCAATTACCCAAGCTGTTCCATTTGATATATACTGCATTAATGTTCTAGCCGGTGACAGAATAACTGTACCACTAGCACCTTCAGCAGCAAATGTAACACTCTGTACAACTGATTCATTTTGTGTTCCGTTAGAATCAACAGGAATAAATGCAATATTCTTTGCTGATTCTACATCAACTCCTTCTACCGTAGCCCCTGCATATGATGTTGTATGTATACGTGCAATCTTTCCGTTATTATCTGCATTAGCAGGATATAGATCGCCTAGATAAGCAGCAACATTGTTTTCTAATATTGTTCCTACGCCTAAACCAGTAACATCCATACTAAATGCTATTACTTCAGTAGATATTTGTGTATCTACATAATTTTTTGTTGCAGCATCTTGTGCAGCAGTTGGGTCTGCCATGCCAGTAATTTTCTGACTGTCAGCAATATTAATATCACCGCCAGATGTTATGGCAATGCCTGTTGTTGACGTAATTGCCATGTCATTAGTAGAACTAATAACTTTTCCGTTAATATTAATTTCGTCAACTTGTAATACTGTAAGCGTACCAATTTGGTCTAAATCTAGTGCTTTTGTAACATTTACAAGTGTATCATCTGTAAGTTTATCTACGCCGCCAATTTTGTATGCTTTAGTTATATCACTAACGTCAATATTAACATTAGATGTCCATGCATTTGCTGTTGTTTGCCATGTCCATAATTTTTGACCTACATCACTTGTGTCTAATACAAGGCCAGCATTGTTAGCCTCTGCACCTGTTAGTGTTGTTCCGGCTGCTGTTTTAGCAATTTCAATATTTTTATCTTCTACCCGTAATGTAGCAACATCAATACTTGTTGTATCACCTTCAATAACCATATTACCTGTAACTCTTAGATCACCTTGAATATCAAATGTATATTCAGGTAGTCTAAAGTCGCCAGCATCCGTTCTATTAAAAATACCTACTCTAGCTGTGCTTGCATCTACGTATATTGCATCAACACTAACAGAACCAAATGCTGTTGATTTTACACGCATACTAATATCGTGGTCAGTTAGCTGATTTTCAAAATAAAATCTTGGACCAACAACTTTTTGTACGTGATTTTGTCCTAATCCGATTGTTAGTCCACCTGAGTTTTGTATAGTTAATGTGCCGACTGTAACTCCGTCAGTTGTAGAAGGTAAAAACGAATCAGCTGTTCTAACTTGTCCAGTAGATGTAACTAGAGCGTTTGCAGATTCTGCTGTTCCCTTCCATTTGAAATTGCCTGGATCTATTAAGTTAAATCCTGGATAAATTATTCCGTCTGGGTTATCTGCTGTAACAAGACCTAAAATTCTTTGTGCATAGATTGGTGTAAATTGAATGTTACTAACTACTGCTGATAATGTGCCGCCTACATAAAGGTTAGCAACTGTACGCGATCTACTTTGTGTATCAAGTATACTACTTATTTGGAAGCCACTAGTGCCCTGGTTCTTTGTATACTGAGGGCCAACTAATATCAAATCAGTCCCGTCATAGGCATGCATTTGGTTATTTTCGTTATCAATCCATAAGTCACCTGCAACCATTTGTGGCCTAGTATCATCTACAAATGGGCCACCACTTGATTTCCATACTGTTCCGTCATAAACTTTTAATCTCTGTTCTGCACTATCCCACCAAATTTGTCCTTTTAGTGGGTTACTAGGCGCAGCAGTATTACTAAAATTTTCTAATAATTTTATAAAGTTTTCGTTAAAATACTCACCATATCCGCTATAATTTCTACCAACTAACACAAGATTAGTACTACTCGTATCAATCTGTCCGTCAATTAAATCTGTAAGTAATGTTCCGTCTGTTTTGTTTAGTTGATAGCTCATCTATTATTGCCCCGTATAAATTATATAGTTTACTGCTAAGAACGGGTTCATAACATCAATTGCATTTCCAACTGTTGCGTCAGTTTTAATGCCTCCGCTTGATGCTATACCTTGTGTTCCACCTAGTCCGGGTGCTACCGGAAGTTCAATTGCATTGTCGTCTACAGGTTCACCTGCGCCAACACGTATACCATAAAACTGTGTACCCGAATCACCTTCTAAGTCATGTTCATGTTCTGGTAGATTGTCAGTATTAATTATTTTAGATTCTGAACCGGCGTTTCCGCCGATAGCATCAGCAGCAATATCAGTTACTCTGTTTGCACTTGGACCGCCCATATTATCAAGTCCTAATGCAAATCTTCCTCTAAAATCTGGTAATGCAAACGAACTAACACCGTTATTGGTTAATAATGAAGGATCTTTAAAATTATATTGTATTGCTAACCATAACTGATTATAGTCTGACTTTAATACTTCGGTGCCGTCACATAATAACCAACCTGCTGGTGCTTCTTCTCCGCCATATGGCATAATTGCCCCTGCTGGTACTAACGGAATATCTTTTAAGAAATTACGTTTAGATATTTTATATGCACCTGTAACTCCAGTAGTTCTGTTTATTAATAATTCGTCTGCATTTTCAGCTTCAAAAACTGTTTCTTTATTGCTAATAAAACTGTTTGCAATACTTACAGCAAATGTTTTTGTACTTCCGCCCGTTTGTCCATCAAAGTCAAAACTAGTAGGATTAACATCGCCACTTAGTGCAAATGTTGTAGCACTAGCAAGCCTGTCTGCAGATCCTGCTCGTCCGCTAACTGTACCGCTTACATTACCTTGTATATTTCCAAAGAATGTAGTAGCATATACTTGATCGTATTTGTTGTTGACTGTACCAATATTTCTTGAACTAGGTGCATCTGGTGCAATATTTCCTGTTTGTAATATGCCGCCGATATCAACATCTCCGCCGATATATGCATTTAGTGCAACTCCAATTCCGCCTGATGTAACAATACTACCTGTGCCTATTGAAGTTGAATTAAGTGGAGTAGCAACTGTTATTACTCCGGTTTCTGCTTCACCTGTTTTAGGAGCAACTTTAACATTGCCCTTGACATCAAACGCCTCTTCTGGTGCTGATGTGTTTACACCGACATTACCCGAACTATTAATACTTAATACTGTTGGTGTTAAATTACCACTACGCAATCTGAAATCAATACTTGAGCCGCTGGTGTTGTGTTGTATAATTCCTGTTTCGCCGTCGATTCCTAATGCAACTTGTCCGCCAGTACCAATTTTAATACCATCGTTGCTTTTAATGCTTAATTGGAAGTCTGTTGTACTTGCTGCATTACCTCTTAGGAAATTACTTGCAGGAATTATATTGCCGCCGACAATTAAGTTTTCTGCTTTTTCAGAAATGCCGCGGAACTTTAATGTTTCTGTTCCTATAATAGCTTCATCTGCAAGATTAATACCTGCTTGTATTCCTAGTCTAAATCCTGAAATAGATGTCTTAGGAGTAAATTCTTGACTACTAACAATAGCAACCGGTTTATCTTTTACTTTAATTGATAATACACTATAAGTAACATCATCAGTGCCAACAATAGATTGTGCTGCTGCACCTGTTAATAATCCGTCACTAAAGTCCGGACCAACTAACACCCAAGTACTGCCTGTAAACAAGTATAGCTGCTGACTTTCTGTGTTCACCCATAAGTCGCCTGCATTTGAATTTACTACTGCCGGTTCTGCACTTGCCTTTTTTAGTCCGCCACTAGCTACCCAATTAGTTCCGTCATAAACTTTTAGTTGATCAACATTTTGTGTAGTATCATACCAAAGTTGACCTTCTACTGGTCTTTCAGGAGCATTAGGACTTGCAAAATTTTCTAGTAAATGTAATAAGTCTTCTGCGATTGCTTGTCCGTACGCTGTTGTATTGCGTCCAGGTAGCATCAAACTAGTTTCGTCGTTTAATGTATTATCCTCAACAACAATTGATCCTTTATTAATTGTGTCAGTGTAATTTACTGTATATGGCATCTATATACTCCCTTACCCTGCCAAGCTCTGTATGCGAACAGTATAATCAATTTGAACTAATCTATTCAAACTCTTTTGTACTGGATGGAAAATTACATGTGTTATTAATCTTCCTTCGCCGGATGCGCTATAACTACGCAATCCTAATTCATCAAATACGTACGGACTATCAGTTGACGCCGCAGTATCAAAAGCATCTTGGCCGTTTGGTTCACCGTAATCAAGTAAACAAGTTACAATAATATCAGTATAGTTTGTACCAGCAACGTGTCTAGTTTCTAATTTATTTCTAGCAGGATCTGTGTTGTTAACGCTTCTGTCGTCTACAACTTTTGAATATGTTTCGTTATACAATCCTGCATTTGTACCTGTACTGTTTGGTGTTAGGTACGTAATTACTCCAGTAGGGTCAACACTAGTTCCACCGTTGCCAAGGCTTAATTTATTAATAAATCCTTCGCCGGCGTTAGCTAGACTTTCTGCAAGTGCAATACTCATGTTTTCATAGTGAATTGCATTGCGCTTGTCAATGTAAACTTTGTTAGTTTCCGGATCATATATCTTGATATGACCTTGCACTACTACTCCGTTTGTATCTTTCATGTTATCGCTCATTTATTTTTCCTATACTGTATTTATTCAGGTAGCTCTGTTGTTCCGGCACGTAAGAATCTAGCAATTGAATTTTCTGTATCTCCTAAAGATATACCATTTTCTGTCCAGCTTCTTCCTTGTTTTTTAGTTATTGTTACTGATATTCCATCTGCTGGTGCTGTAGCAAGTACTAGAGCATTAGCATTAATACTAAATTCAGCAGCGTGTGTAGTATCACCTTCTGGACTATCAAGTGCTATTGTTGGATCAAACACATCCAATGTATTTTTTCTTTGTCTAATTCCGCCAACAAATACTTCAACTTCGTTAACTGAATTAACTGTAAACGGTAAGTTAAAAGTTGTTTGTGTTCCATCAACTTCAGAAGTAAATGTATGTGATATTGTAGCATCTGCATAAGGAACAGTTTTAGCTATATTTTGATCAAACACTTTCGATCCTGCTGCATGTAAGTTTTTAACGCCTGTTCCTAACGTTCCTCTACGCAATTGACGTAATGTATTACTTTCTTTTACAAAATATTCAATACGTTCGCCGTCAATAAAAACAATGCCTGGTAAATTTTGTCCTTTGTTTGGTTCAGCTAAATTACTTGCATCTTCTACTTCAATTCTTAAATCATAATAATTTAACGGATTTGCTAATTTAGTAGCCGGTGCATCCAAACGCTTAAAGTGTGTTCTATTTAACATATCTTTGAACTGTCTAAATGCAAATTTAGGCTTACTTACAGATGAAGTAAAATGTATGACATCAATTTTATCATTAGTTGACGGCTGTCTAATTAATCTTACCTTCATACCGTCATTAGTAACATAGTAATCAACACTAGGTGTTAACAATTCGTTGTTTACAGATACCCAAACATACTGTGCATCAGGAGCAGGCGAACGTAAACTAATTTCACCAGTTGTTAATCTAATGTAATTTACATAATCTAATTCATCTGGAGACATTAGTTTTCTAGATACAACATCATAGTTAATTCTATCAATATCAATTATATTGTGATTAGAGAATTGGAATATTTCAATAGTATCATTTAATGCAGGAGGTGTGTCAAATGTAACTGTTTTGCCTGTA